AACGAATACAGTACAACAACAGACACCTTTGCTAAAATTAAAGGTTCAGAGGAGTAAATATTAGATGGCACTAAGTCAACGATTATACAATAAGATTACAATTAAAGGTAAAACTCCTAAAAGTTCAGCACCTTTACCAAGGACTTATAGAGGGTTTAGTACAATTAGTGCTGACAGCGAAAGCTATACCCTATATGATCTAGCTTTGATTAAGCAAGACATTTTAAATCACTTTCATGTTAGACAAGGTGAACGTTTACAAAATCCTGAATTTGGAACTATCATTTGGGACCTGTTGTTTGAACCTTTGACTGAAGAACTTAAAAGCGCAATTATAAAAAACGTTGAAGACATCATTAACTATGACCCTAGGGTACGTGCTGATGAAATTATCCTTACAACATATGACAGCGGAATACAAATAGAATGTACACTGACATACATGCCGTACAACATTTCTGAAAGTTTAAGATTTAGATTTGACCAAGCCGCGGGATTGGTCAATTAAACACGCACATTATAAAATCCGCTAAATATACATGATATAGGAAGCGGATATGTCCTCAACTGATAGACAAAACAGATTACTAGTAGCAGAAGATTGGAAACGTGTATACCAAAGTTTCCGCAACGCTGATTTCCAAAGCTACGACTTTGAGAATTTACGCAGGGTAATGATTAGTTATTTGCGTGAAAATTACCCAGAAGATTATAACGATTATATTGAATCAAGCGAATACCTTGCCCTAATAGACATGATTGCTTTCTTGGGCCAAAGCATAGCTTTCCGTGTTGATTTAAATGCCCGTGAAAACTTTTTAGAGCTAGCAGAGCGTCGTGAAAGTGTATTACGTTTGGCACGTTTATTAAGTTACAATGCCAAACGTAATAAATCAGCTAACGGGTTATTGAAGTTTCAAAGCGTTTCAACAACACAAACTGTTATTGACAGCAACGGAAGAAATCTAGCTGGCCAAGTGGTTGTGTGGAACGACCCTGCAAACAGCAACTGGTATGACCAGTTTATCAAAGTGATCAATTCTTCACTACCAGCATCTAGACAATTCGGAAGTCCTGACGATAAAGCGTCAGTTTACGGAATTCCAACAGAACAATATAGATTTCAAACTTACAATTCAGGGGTGCCGGTTTACGGATTTACAAAAACTGTTGACGGCAGAAACATGAATTTTGAAATAGTCAGCACAGTGATTGAAGAGTCAAGTGTAATAGTTGAAGACTCACCACAAGCAGGCAAAAACTTGTCATTTTTATATAGAGATGACGGTCGTGGAGCCGCAAGTCCAACAAGCGGATTTTTCCTTCACTTTAAACAAGGCAATTTAAACACTGGCACATTTACAATCACACAACCCAGCACAAATGAAATTATTGACATTGATGCAAATAACATTAACAATGATGATGTATGGCTTTATAGATTGGGCTCTACTGGCGTTGAAAGTGAACTATGGGCAAAGGTCCCAAGTTTTGAAGGCAATAACATAATTTACAATAGTCTTAAAAAGAACATTAAAAATATTTACGGTGTAATAACACGTACCAATGATCGTGTTAGTTTAACATTCAGTGACGGCACATTTGGTACATTGCCTTTGGGAACATTTAGAACTTACTATAGAGTAAGCAATGGTTTATCATATACAATTAATCCCAAAGATGTTAGAAATGTAAGCATTGATATTCCTTATTTGTCTAATGTTGGCCAAGCAGAAGTTTTAACAATCACAATGGCATTGCAAACTTCTGTATCAAACAGTTCAGCAACAGAAAGCAATACCAGCATTAAACAAAATGCCCCAGCAACATATTACACACAAAATAGAATGATTACTGGAGAGGACTACAATATTAGTCCCCTAAGCGTAAGTCAAGAAGTTGTAAAAATCAAAGCAGTCAACAGAACAAGCAGTGGTATTAGCCGCTATTTTGATCTTGTTGATCCTACAGGAAAATATTCCAGCACCAACTTGTTTGGTGACGACGGTGCTGTTTATAAAGAAGAATATTCAGACAGTTTTAGATTTAGCTATTTGTCAAGGACTGACATTGAGGGTGTAATTTACAATCAAGTTATTGATATTTTAAAAGACACAACGTTAAGAAATTATTATTATTCTAAATTTATTAAAATTGCAACAGACAGTTTGAATATTGTTTGGTTTAAAAAGACCGCTGATACCAGTGAAAGTACTGGATATGTTGGAGACGCTACTGATGCCACTGCATATCGTACAGGCACGTTTGCGGCAACTGATCTTCAATATTTTGAAGCAGGCTCATTGGTAAAATTCCAAGCTCCAACTGGCAAATATTTTGATCGAGCCAATAATAATGCTCTAATAACTACAACCATTGAGTCTGCTAATCTCACAAAAACTATATGGGCAAAAGTTGTAAGCGTAGTTGGTGACGGAACAAACAATGGCACAGGCGTATTAGATGACGGCAGCGGTCCTATTATTTTAAATGTAGTAGTGCCAGAAACTGCCATTGTATCTCAGATTATTCCCAAATGGCGCACAACCATTGATGCCAATGTTATTAGCTCAATGATTGAGTTGATTTTTGCAAACAAGCCGTTTGGATTACGCTACGACATTGTAACAAAAACTTGGAAAATTATTTTTGAAGGCAATTTGAACATTAAAGACTTGTTTAGTTTAGGTAAGCAAGGTGATAATACAAATCAAAAGTTGGATTCCAGTTGGCTGTTATTGTTTACAACAGACACTGAGTTTTATACAGTTACCAGCAGACGGTTGCGTTATATATTTGAAAGTGATCAACAAATTAGATTTTTTTACGATTCATCTAATAAAATTTATGACAGCAGATCAAACAGCATTGTAAAAGACAAAATTAAAGTACTCAGTGTTAATACTAAACCAGATGCAACATCTTCGTTTACTTATGATTTAACATGGGAAATAAACAAAGAGTTTGTTGGATTAGATGGATACGTTGATACTAAAAAAATTGAACTAGCATTTAGTGACAGCAATGACGATGGAATTGTTGATGATCCTGAAGTGTTTGAATCAATTGTTGCTACAACAACAGCACCTTTGACAAAATATATAATTTTAGAAAGATACGACATTACAACGGGTCAACAAGACTACCGTTATGTAACCAACGATGACGACAAGGTCAAAATATTTGCAACAGAAACAGCAATAGGCAGTTTATCACAATATACAAACGCACAATATTTTTATTTTATAGATACCAATGTTGTTAAACAACTGAATAAATCTTCGTCTACATTAGATGTATCAATTGCATATAAAGTATTCCAAGGAAGAGACAATATCAAATTCCAATATGTGCATAGTGCAGATTATGAAACAAGAATTGATCCAGGACTAAGCAACATTATTGATTTATTTGTATTAACAAAAGAATATGACACCTCTTTTAGACAGTGGATCAGCGGCAATTTAACAGCTGAGCCGCTACCATCAAGTTCAGATCAACTGTCACTGAGTTTGGCACCTTTACTGGCACCAATCAAAGCAATTAGTGATGAAATTGTTTACCACCCAGTAAAATACAAAGTATTATTTGGCGCAAAGGCATCCATAGACGTGAGAGCATCATTTAAAATTATAAAAAATACAGAACAACCAATCAGTGATAATGATATTAAATCACGAGTACTGTCAGCAATTAATGAATTTTTTGCTTTAGAAAATTGGGAGTTTGGCGACAGTTTTTACTTCTCTGAATTGTCTGCATATGTTATGAACCGTACTGCACCTTACTTGGTTAATTTTTTAATTGTTCCTAGACAGAGCAATTTGAGTTTTGGCAGCTTGTTTGAAATTAGATCTGAATCAGACCAAGTTTTTGTAAATGGAGCAACAACTGATGATATTGAAATTATTGCTGGAATTACTTCAAGTAATATATCAGCAACGGGCACTGTAATTACAACACCAACAGTATTGTCACAGCAAACAATAACCAGTGCAAGCTATGTGTCAACTAGCACTGGATCAACTAGCACTGGATCAACTAGCACTGGATCAACTAGCACTGGATCAAGCAGTAGCGGATCAAGCAGTAGCGGATCAAGCAGTGGCGGATCAAGCAGTGGAGGATACTATTAATGGCTGAAGAACAAAACGAATACGGCC